TTAATAGTAATCTTATTATTATTATTATTATTATTATTATATATTATTATTATCTTATTATATCTAAGATATCTTAGTATAGTCTACATAGTCTATATAGTATAGGGTAGCACATAAAATTTAATACACAATAGCAAAGATATAAAATAATTCTTTTCTTTCTTTTCTACATTAAGGGTTGCAAACAAAGTAAACAGAGAGTATTATGCATTTATTCTTTCTGGAAGTACAAAGGAGACATCTAAATGTCCACGATGAAAACGATTAACGAAGAAAATCAACAAGAAACAAAGAAATGTAAATGTGTGGAATGTGATTGTAATTGCAATTGTAGTGATTCTTGTGGTTCTTGTTCTAACTGTAATTGCAGTACGCCCACTGAAGGAGAATAAAGATTACAGACGCTGCACACGGAGAAGATGATCTTTCTTCAGGTCTAACAGAAGAAGATATAACATATAACATACTTGCCAATGTAAAAAATAACCTAGAGACATTAGTAGATAAACAATCAAAAGATGATTTCATTACCTTTGTAAGGGCTATGGCTCCTACTCTTGTCTCTGATTGGAAGATGGGCAAGCACATAGAGATTATATCAGATAGACTACAGCAGGTAGTAGAAGGAAAGATAAAAAGGTTGATGGTTTTTCTTCCTCCTCGTTCTTCTAAGTCGGTTATCTGCTCAAAGTTATTTCCTGCTTGGTACATAGGTAGAAATCCTAATCACGAAGTACTGACTGTCTCTCACTCTGACCAGCTATCCAGTGACTTCGGTAGGTCAGTAAGAGATTTAGTGAATCAAGAGAAGTTTTCTTCTGTGTTCCCCGGTGTCAAGCTAAGACAGGATGTCAGGGCAGCAGGGAAATGGAAGACTAACCTTAATGGTTCCTACTACGCTGCAGGAGTAAGATCACAGATAGCAGGTCGTGGCGCACACATGGCTATCCTTGACGATGTGATGTCAGAAGAAGATAGTTTCTCTGATGCAGGACGAAGATACATTAAAGAATGGTATCCATCAGGTTTACGAACACGTATCATGCCTAATGGTTCTATCATTATTATCAATACAAGATATCATTACGATGATCTGTGTGGCTGGCTACTCAAGCAACAAGATGAACACGATATGGAAACCAAGATGCGTTGGAATGTAATTACTATTCCTGCATGGCTAGACGAGAAAGCAAGTAAGCTCCTTGATCTACCTGTAGGTTCAAGTTACTTTCCTGAGTGGAAGACAGATGAAGTATTACGAATAGATGAAGCAGAGATCAAGGCTACCAATGGGGCTAAGTACTGGGAAAGCCTGTACATGCAGAACCCTACTCCAGACGAAGGCAGCATAATAAAGAAGAGTTGGTTAAAGAAGTGGGAACATCAAGAACCACCTTCTTGTGATTTCATACTACAAACTTATGATACTGCTTTCTCTACCAAGACAACTGCTGATTTCTCTGTTATACAAACATGGGGTGTATTTCATTTCCAAGATGACAGAGGAGACGGAGATGAACAAGGAGCAAGTAATCTTATTCTTCTTGGTCAAGCAAGAGGAAGATTTGAATATCCAGATTTAAGAAGAATAGCACAACAAGAATATCAGAAGCACAGACCAGACATCTGCCTAGTAGAGAAGAAGGCTAGTGGTCAGTCTCTCATTCAAGATATGAGAAGAAGTGGGCTACCCGTACTAGAATACATGCCAGATAAGGATAAGGTATCCAGAGTATATTCTGCTTCTCCCCTGATGGAAGCTGGTAGAGTATGGATTCCAAAAGGTAAGGCTTGGGCTAATGAGCTATACGAAGAAGCTATCATGTTCCCTTACGGTAGGCACGATGATCAGGTTGATGCAATGACGATGGCTATCCATTACGTTAAGGATAGCTGGCGCATGGAACATCCTGACGATCCAGATTGGGACGATGACGTAAGTAGTAAGAAGAAGAGGGTTGCATATTGGAGAGTGTGATGCTATAGTGCGCCATTCTCTCATACTACTGCTACTACGTCAATAAGATTACCATAGCTAAAAAGGATACTTACATAGATGACTAGAGTAATATAACTATGGCGAATGGACTAGAATCATTAACACAATCTATACCTTCCTCTTCTCCTAATAAAGAAGAAAAAGGTTATTTAGATAAAACAATGGATGTAGCTGGAGAAGTATGGGGTGGTTTATCTGGACTTGATAAAGCTGCATTACTTACTTCACCTGTTCCTATTGTAGGAGATATTGTAGGTGGTGTAGCAGATGCAAAAGCTTTGTATGATGATCCTAGTTTAGTAAATCTTGCAATGATGGCAGCAGGTTTAATACCCTTTGTTCCTTCTGGAGGTGTTACCAGAACTGCACAAAAAGCTTTTACTAATTTGAGAAACGATATACCCGGTTTTTATGAAACAAATAATCCAGTAAAACAAGGATTATCTTGGGCTAAGACTTTACCGGAAGGTGTAGGTAATATAGCTAAGGCTAGATACAGTCCTGAATCTAGAGCAATACAAGAAGAATTTAATATTAGTGTTGCAGATCAGAAAGCAGCAAGGAATGCATTAAAACTTAATGAAGAGATAACTCTTCAAGTTGCTCCTCTTAAAAAAGAACTACAGGCTTTAGATAACTTAGAACAAGAGATGCTTAGTACTGGAAAAGCACTTACTGGAAAAAACCTTTTTACTAAAAAAGGAAAAATTATAGGACCAGAGTATACAAAAGAATACAAAGACCTATTAAAGATAATGGATGAAACCAAAGATCAACTAGCAAAAGAAATAAAACCAGCTTCTACTGCAGCTAAACAAGCTATGGGGCAGTTAAACCAATCACGCTCTATGACTAAACAATATTACGGAGCTAGTCGTGGAATACATGAAGGACTACTAAAAAATATAGATGAGATTGATCATATTAAAACTTTTAACAAGTTTAATGTAGATGACTACTTTGATACAGTAGGTGACTTATCTTGGGAGGATGTAGGTAAAGAAGATATCCAAGGAATATTTAAACAAATCTCTAAGGTTCAGAGAATGAACCCAAAGAAAACATATCAAATGAATATAAGAAGAACACATACTCACTCTGCAGGAACTACTGATCATACAATGTCAGGTAAGATATTTAAAACAATAGATGGAAAAGAAGTAAATTTAAACAATATTAAAGAATCTGTCTTCTCTTCTAAAAAACCTTACACTTCTGACAAGAAATTTTTAGAAAGTCTGGAGGAAACTGGTCTTAACATTTTAAATCCTAATGAAGTTCTTAAAGGTCGAGCCGCTATTATTACAGGATCAGGAAAAACTGATGCTTGGGAGCTAGGTGGTGTTAACTATATGACTGCTATAAATAAAAAAGGAAAAGTAACTACAATTGTTAATGATGAACATGATTTATTTGGCACTCCGGCTAGATTACAAAAAGTAATTAAAACAGATTCAATAGGAAAACTTCCCGGTGCTGATCGTTATATGAATGTTTCTAGTCCCCTAACTTATGATTTAATTAATACTAAAAAAATGACACCTAAACAAAAAGCAGCAAAAAAGAAACTTGACAACAGAAAAAAAGAAGCTTCAAAAGAGGCATTAGAGAGATATGAAAGTATAGATGGTGTAAATATAAAAGATGTAGAAGGTAAAGACTTACCAGTACCCTTAGGGTTTGGAACAAAAGAACAGTGGGCAAGAGCGCAAGCAGTAGCAAATTTAAAACCTACAAGTAAAGATTATTCAAAATTTTATAAGGATGCAAAACCAGAAATTGCTATTCCTGTACGAGCATCAAAGCCTCTTCTAAGAGAAGAAGAAGAAGAAACGATACCACAAAGAAAAAGGGGTGGTTCTGTAGTAGAACGCAATCCATATAATTACACAGCAAAGGCGATATAAATATGGCAACTGAACGTAATCCATTTGATCCTATTCCTGAAACTCAAATCTCTATTGAGATTGAAGGTGAGACAGGAGATGAGAATACCAGTATCGAATACGATCCTGAAGATGGTGGAGTGGTAGTAGAATTTAAAACCAATAAAGATGAAGGCTTGTCTGAAGAACAAGTAGAAGAAACGGAAGAAGAGTTCTACAGGAATCTAGTAGATGATCTTGATGAAGATGTACTAGATGACATTGCTATTAAGGTACACGAAAACTTTACCTCTGATAAGGAGAGTAGAGCAGAATGGGAGAGTATGTTTGAAAGAGGCTTTGATCTTCTAGGATTAAAGCTAGAAGAAACCTCCGAACCCTTTGAAGGTGCGTGTACTGCTGTTCATCCTGTCCTTATTGAGTCTGCAGTTAAGTTCCAATCCAAAGCTACACAGGAACTATTCCCTGCTGCTGGTCCTGTTAAGTCCCAGATCATTGGGGAAGTAACAGAAGAGAAAGAAGACCAAGCTCAAAGAGTAAAGCAGTTTATGAACTATCAGATAACAGATCAAATGCCTGAGTATTTTGATGAGTTCGAGAGAATGCTCTTCCATCTCCCACTCATAGGTTCAGCCTTTAAAAAGATTTACTTTGATAGTAATTTAAATCGACCAGTATCAGAATTTGTACCTATTGATCAGTTCTATGTTTCTTATTATGCTACTGACCTTAGACGAGCAGATCGTTATACTCATGTTATCTACCGTTCTGAAGTAGAGATGAAGAGAGACATAGCTTCCGGGATGTACGCTGATATAGATTTACCTACAGCAGGAACTCCCGACCTTGCTCCTATTAGTCAGAAGATGGATACGATCATGGGATTGTCTCCTTCAGGTAACAATGACTCTCAGTATGTTGTCTTGGAACAACATTGTTATCTTGAATTACCGGAACCATTTAATGACGATGAAGCTATAGCTCTACCTTATATTGTTACCATTGAAGAACAAACACAACAGGTTTTGTCTATCAGAAGAAATTACAACAAGGATGATAAACGAAAAGAGAAGAAGATGTTCTTCACTCATTATAAATTCGTACCGGGTTTTGGTTTCTATGGTTTAGGTCTTATCCACTTCCTTGGTAACTTGACCATGACTGCAACTGCTGCCATGCGTAGCTTGGTGGACGCTGGACAGTTTGCTACTCTCCCCGGTGGTTTCAAAGCTAAAGGCATGAGGATTGTAGGTGATAACGATCCCATTGCACCGGGTGAGTTCAGAGAAGTAGAGGCTACAGGTAATGATCTTTCCAAGATGATCATCAACCTACCCTATAAAGAACCTTCTCAAACATTATTTCAGATGCTCAACTTCGTTACTGCTACGGCACAGAAGTTTGCTGATACTTCTGAACAGGTTGTAGCGGATGCAGCAAGCTATGGTCCTGTAGGAACTACAATGGCACTCCTAGAAGCAAGTAGTAAGTTCTTCAGTGCTATTCATAAACGTATCCATAAGTCACAACACGAAGAATTTAAACTCTTGGGTAGGATTAACTACGAATATCTACCAGAAGAATCTACTTGTGACGTACCTAATGGAACCTTAAATATTTTCAAAAAAGATTTTGATGGTAGGATTGATATCATTCCTGTCTCTGATCCTAATATTCCTTCTTCTGCACACCGCATGATGATGGCTCAATTAGCATTACAGCTTTCTCAGAGTTCTCCTCCCGGTATGTTCAATGTAGAAGAATTAAATAAAACTATCTTAACGGCTGCTAACATTCCTAATCT